AGCTTGAGCAGTACATCTGGTTCACGCTCACCACATCGACGGTGGACTTCGCGCAGTACCGTGCCCGCAACTTCGTGTGGTGCTACAACCGCTGGCTCGTGGGAGATCCGTCGAGCAGCGCGGTGGGCTACCTGAGCGACGCGGTGAGCAGCCACTGGGGCCAGGTGGTGCGCTGGGAGTTCGGTACGATCATCGTCTACAACGAGAGCAAGGGCGCGATCTTCAACTCGATGGAACTCGTCGCGCTCACGGGCCGCATGGCGCTGGGCGCGGTGCCGAACATCAGCACCTCCTACTCGCTCGACGGCATGGCCTGGAGCCAGGATCGCACCATCAGCGCCGGCACCATCGGCAATCGCGCCAAGCGGCTGCTCTGGACGCGGCAGGGATTCATGCGCTCGTGGCGCGTGCAGCGGTTCCGCGGCACGAGTGACGCGCAGCTGTCGTTCGTGCGCCTTGAGGCTCAGTTAGAGCCGCTGGAGGTGTAGCGTGGCAGCACGGAACACCCCGCCGCTGGGCCTGACCCGCGATCAGCTCGCCACGTTCCTCAAGGATCACGAGCAGATCAAGGCGTTCGAGAACCTGTTCCAGATCGTCGAGGAGATCGCACCCGACCTCGTGCAGCAGGCGATCCTCGCAGCCGCGAGCGCGCAGGCCGGCACGGCGCAGGCAATCGGCGCACTGACCGAGATCGCGCAGGGGCTGGCCGTTCAGGCGTCCGCGGCCGAGGTGAAGGCGCAGCAGGCCCTGGACGCGCTTGCCGCGGTGCGCCAGCAGGTTGACTACCTCGCCAGCGCCCCGCCGCCGCGCGAGTTCAAGCGGGCGCGCTACGGCTCGTTCTACAGCACCGCCACGCAGACTGCAACCGTCATCAACACGGCCAAGGCAATCACGTTCAACACGACCGACCTGAGCAGCGGTGTGCGCATCGGCACGACGACCTCGCAGGTCATCGTGGACACGGACGGGATCTACAACTTCCAGACCTCGGTTCAGCTTGACAGCACCGTGGCCACGGCGCAGGAGTTCTACCTCTGGTTCCGCAAGAACGGGGTTGATGTCACGGATTCGGCCTCTCAGGTGCGCGTGCAGGGCAACAACGCCGAAGTGTTCGTCGCGCTGAACTTCTTCTTCAACCTCAAGGCGAACGATTACGTCGAACTCATGTTCTCGGTGAGTGATCTCGGCGTGCAACTGCTGGCCTCCGGGCCTGTCGCGCCGCACCCCGGCATCCCGTCGATCATCCTGACCGTGAGCAACAACATTCAAGGAGTCCAGTGATATGGCCGTCACCCTCAAGGTGCTCGTCGGGCCGCTGCAAATGTCGAACTCGCAGACCACGCAGTACACCGCCACCAACGTGCGCACGATCATCGACAAGGCGACGGTGACCAACACGGACACCTCCAACCGCACGTTCTCGGTGAACCTCGTCAACTCGGGCGGCAGCGCCGGCAACTCGAACCTCGTGATCGACACGAAGACCGTCGTACCCGATGAGACGTACCTGTGCCCCGAGCTTGTGGGCCAGGTGCTGGAGCCGGGTTCGTTCATCTCGACCATTGCCAGCAGCGCCACGGCGCTCACGCTGCGCATCAGCGGACGGGAGATCTCGTGATGGAAGGCGCAAAGAAGCCCGTGATCGTCCTGGGCGGGTTCAACGGCCTGGAGTCCGAGGACGAGCCGTTCATCACTGCGGCCGAGAACCGCAGCAACACGCAGATGGTGATCCGCGACTGGATGCTCGGCCCGGAGAAGCCCACCAACGTGCGCGGGGCAAACAAGCCCTACTGGGTGGCGCTGGGTAAGGCCATGCAGGTCAGCGAGACTGAGGCGCGCAGGCGTCGCTGCTCGAACTGCGAGTACTACGACAACACCCCCGAGACGCAGGGCAAGATGGACGCGATCCCGTGGAACGCTTGGGACGTTGAGGCCGGGTTCCGCGGCTACTGCACGAAGTTCGACTTCGTGTGCCACGACCTGCGCTCCTGCCAGGCTTGGGAGGAGCGGGAGTTTGAAGATGAGGACTGATGGTGCTATGATCGCCGCCGCTGAGACTGTCGGCCTCCAGCAGCCACCGGGAGGTGCGATGCTGCGTGAGAACCTCGTGCAAGTGCTCCAACTGCCCAAGCCGGCGGTTGATTGGCTGTGCTCGCTCTACGAGGTGATCCAGACCTTCGACGACTACGCCGATGGCGACGAGGTGCCGCGCGAGCGGCTCAACGCGCTGATCTGGGATGCGCTCGTGGCGATGCCCAGCAACTCGTTCTTCGTGGCCAACGCACCCGCGCTCCTGCCGGTGCTCGCCGTCCAGATCCTCAAGTGGCAGGGCGCAGACGCCCGCGAGCGCGAGGGTCAGCCCAGCGAGATGGCCTTCGCCTGGCGCGCGGGGTACTACGATGTCGTGCTCGCAGCGGTCGCCGCCTGTCACGGTGCCGATGTGGCCCACCACGCAGCGCCGCTGGTGCTGCAACTGTACGGGGAGCGGTACGCAGATTACAGGGCCGAGTTTGTGAAGGAGGTGGATCATGCCTGAAGCCGGCACCGCAATTATGGCGGGGAGCTCGCTCCTCAGCAGCTCCATCTCCTCCCGCGCCGCAGGCAAGGCCGCGGGCCAGCAGGCCGACGCAGCGCAGGCCGGCATCGAGGAGCAGCGCCGGCAGTTCGACAAGCTCCAAGAACTCCTCGCCCCCTACGTCCAGGCCGGTCAGCCCGCGCTCCAGGCGCAGCAGGCTCTGCTCGGGCTCGGTGGCCCCGAGGCGCAGCAGCAGGCTATCGCTGGGCTTGAGGGCTCTCCCATGTTCCAGGCCCTCGCGCGCCAGGGCGAGGAGGCCATGCTCCAGCAGGCCAGCGCCACGGGCGGGCTGCGAGGCGGAAACCTCCAGGGCGCGCTGGCGCAGTTCCGACCGCAGATGTTGGCGCAGGCTATCGAGGATCAGTACAGCAGGCTCGGCGGCATGACGGCGCTGGGGCAGCAGTCCGCGACCGGCGTCGGCACGGCTGGGATGCAGTCGGCTGGCCAGATCGCTGGGCTGCTCGGGCAGCAGGGCGCGGCGAGGGCCGGGGGTACGCTGGGGCGTGCGGCTCCGTTTGCGCAGCTGTTCAACATGCCGGCGCAGTTCTACGGGATGCAGATGGGGGCCGGTAAGACGCCGGGGTTCGGGTCGCTGTTCGGTGGGTCTTCAGCGAACGTCCCGATGCAGTCGGCCGGTCCCGGCATTTCTGGCTTGCCGTCATGGGCGGTGATGCCGCCTGGAGGCTGACATGGTTGCACCCATCGACTACACCCTCCAAGGCGTTCAATCGCCGTTCCAGGCGCTCCAGCAGGGGATGCAGTTCGGCGCTGGGCTGGCACAGGCTCAGGCCCAGCGGCAGCAGTTCGAGGCTCAGGCGGCACTGGCGCAGCAGAAGGCCGAAGCCGAACGGATCGCGCTGGAACGTCAGCGCCAGATCGGCACCGCCATGAGCGCGCTGATCGCGAACCCCAACCGCACCGCTCAGGATTACGAGGCGGTGGCGTCGATGCTGCCCGAGAAGGAGGCCGCGAGCCTGCGTGCCAACTTCGAGATGCGCACCAAGGAGCAGCAGGGCAAGGATCTGGGCTTCGCCATGCAAACCATGTCGGCCTTCGACGCCGGCGCGCCGGATGTGGGCCTGCGGCTGCTGCGCGAGAAGGCTCAGGCCGAGCGCAACTCCGGGCGCGAAGATCAGGCCAAGGCATACGAAACGTGGGCCAGCATCGCAGAGCAGAATCCGCAGGTTGCGAGCGCGACCATCGGCACGCTCGTCTCTCGGCTCCCGGGCGGGAAGGATGCGATTGACGGGTATGCGAAGGTTCGGGAACAGCAGCGGGCGCAGATTAAGTTCCCGATAGAAATGGCGAAGAGCGAGGCGGATGCAAAGTCTGCCGCCGTTGCCGCTAAGTTTGCAGAATCCAAGGCGGTGCGCGAGCTCGAGGAAAAGGGCTGGAACATCGCCAAGCTGCAGAACGACATCGAGGTGTCAAGGCAGAACGTCAGGATTGCGACCCTGCAGGCGCAGCTGGCGAGGGAGAGCAACGACCTCAAGCGCCGAGAAGTGGAAGCCAAGATCACCGAGGCGCAAGACAAACGCGATACGACGATCCGAGAGAAGGCCGCCGATCTTGAGGCCGCGCGTTTCAATGTGGACAACATGCTGAACACGGCCACGCGCATCATCAACACTCCCAAGAGTGTGATAGGCGCGGCAGCAGGGCCGATTTCGGCGCGCATCATCACCACAAGCCAGGACACGGCCGATCTCGAGGAGTTGGTGACAACCCTCGGCTCGCAGTCTTTCTTGGCGCAGATCCCGAACATCAAGGGAATGGGCCAGCTTTCCAATGCTGAGGGCGAGAAGCTCCAGGCTGCGCTGCAAAACTTCAGCCTGCGGCAGTCCCCCGAGCGGCTCATCGAGAACGTCAAGGAGGCTCAGAGGCTGCTTACGAAGGCGCGCAAGAACATGACGGCGCGGGCCGGTTTGCCAGAGTCTGCTCCAGACGTTCCGGCGGCAGGCGGGCCTCCCATCCCGACCACAATGCAGCCCCCTCCCGCGCCCGGATTTACAGCCGCAACTCCCGCCTTCGCCCCCGCGCCGCAGATGCCCGCAGGCTTCCGGCTGCTGCCCCCGGCTGGACGCTAGGAGCCACCGATGGCGGTCTACCGAGTCCAGGCACCAGACGGCAGCATCCTCGATATTGAGGGGCCTGATAACGCCCCGCAAGAGCAGATCATGCAGGCCGCGCAGGCCGCGTTCGCCCAGCGGCAGCGCGCACCGGCAGCGGCTCCCGCTCCCGTCCAACCCTACACCGCCCCGCCTGCCGTCTCTCCGGTTCCGACCGGCCCGGCTCCGACGCTCGGCCAGCAGATCGTAGGCGCGGGCGAGACTGCGCTGGCGCTCGTGACGGGTGCCGTGGGCGCTCCGGTGGGCATCGCGGGCGGCACGCTCGGCGGCCTGGCTGGCGCGATTCTGTCGGGCCGGTTCGGCACGCCCGAGGCGGCCAACGAAGTCCAGCGCGCAGCCGAGGAGGCCGCTGCTCGTCTGGTGTATCAGCCCCGCACGCAGGCCGGGCAGCAGATGACGCAGGCGGTGGGTGAAACGCTCCAGCAGATCGCGCCCCCAATCCTGCCGCAGATCGCGCAGCCGGGCATGGCGATGCAGGCCGCGACGCAGCAGGCCCCGCTGGTGGCGGCCACGGCGCGCAGTGCGGCCGCGACTGCTGCGCCTGCGGTGCGGACTGTCACGCAGGCCCCTGTGCGCGCTGTGCAGGCAGTGCGGCAGGCGACGGGGCTGGCTCCTGCGCCTGCGCCTGCGTCTCCGGCTGGTGCCGCGCTCCAGCGAGGGGCGGCCGGCGCGTCAGGTGCTACCGTGGGCGGAGAACGTGTGGCGGTTGCCGAGATGATGCCGGTGCCGTTCACCGGGCCATCTGCGCTCACCGCTGGGCAGGCATCGCGGAACTTCGCACAGCTGCAGTTTGAGAAGGAGGCCGCCAAGATGGGCGACCTCGGCGCGCCGCTGCGCGAGCGGGTCGAGACGCAGACGGCGAACATGATTCGCAACTTCGACGCGCTGATCGACCTGCCGCAGCCGGTTGCGGCAGATCCTCGAGCTATGGGCATGGGCGTGGATCGGGCGCTGGTTAACCGCGTGGAGGTCAAAAGGCGGGAGATCAGGAGCGCATACGACAAGGCGGAGGCCGCGGGCGAAATGACGGGGCCTGTGGAACTTCAGCCTCTTGCTGTGCAATTGGAAAAGATGCGGCCTCTTGAGGGCCTCAACCCGACCATAGCAGCGGTACGCGCAGAGGCTGTACGGCTGGGGGCGCTTGTGCCGGATGAAAACGGGAATCTAGTGCCGCGCCCGATTTCGCTCAAAGACACAGAGGTTCTGCGGCAGTTTGTGAACGAAAACACGGATTGGGGGGCACCTCGAGATCGCACGCACGCGGGGGCGATAAAGGCCGCCATAGACACCGCCACGGAAGGCAAGGGCGGAGAACTTTACAAGTCTGCGCGAGCGTTGCACGAGAAGTATTCAAACGAGTTTGAAAACGTTGGCTTAACCGCCCAACTGCTCGGAACGAAACGCAACACAAGCGAGCGTCAAATCGCATACGCCGATGTGTTTGACAAAATCATCGTGCTGTCCCCCGTCGAGGAGATGAACAAGCTGCGCTCCACGCTGCTGCGCGCTGGGCCAGAGGGCCGCCAATCGTGGAACGACCTCAAGGCTGGGGGCGTGCGATTCATCAAGGAATCGGCGTTGAGTCCGTCTCAGCGCGACGCATCAGGCAACCCGCTGCTGTCTCCCGACAAGCTGCAGCGCACCGTGCGCGCGCTTGACCAAGACGGCAAGCTCGAGGCGCTGTACGGCAAGCGACAGGCGCAGGTGCTGCGCGATCTGGCCGAGCTCTCAAGCGACATCTACACCGCCCCACCTGGGGCAGTGAACACGAGCAACACGGCCAGCGCGCTGCAGGTGGCGCTGGACAGCTTCGGCACCTGGGCCGTGACGGGCATCCCTGGCCCAGCTGCCACGACACTGCGCGAGGCGTCCAAGTACGTCAAGAATCGCAAGACGCGCGCGCGCATCGAGGCCGCGCTGCGTGGTCAAATCACGGCAGGCGACTGACGCCGCGCCTCCTCAGGAGTAACCATGCCCGCCCTTTCCATCCAGCCCCCGTTTCCCGTCTTCGCGGACACGGATGGTCAGCCGCTGGAAAACGGCTACATCCTCATCGGCCAGGCCAACCTCGACCCGCAGGGCAACCCCATCGCGGTGTACTGGGATGCCGCGCTGACGATCCCCGCACCGCAGCCGATCCGCACGACCGGGGGCTACCCGTCGCGCAGCGGCACGCCGGCGAACCTGTACGCCAACGCCGACTACAGCATCCGGGTGCTCGACAAGAACGGGAACCTGGTCTACAGCGCCAACAGCGTTCAGCAGATCATTAGCTCGGGCGATGTGACGTTCACGCAGACCGGCTCGACCGTTGAGCGCACGGTCAGCCAGAAACTGAGCGATGTCTACACGTTCCAGGACTTCGGGGCGCTGGGCAACAACATCGAAGACGACACGCTTGAGATGCAGGCGGCCATCGACTACGTGGCCTCCATCGGTGGCGGGCGGCTCATGGGCGTGCCTGGCTCGACGTACCGGATCTCCGCGCCGCTGGTGCTCAAGCTCGGTGTTCAGATCGACCTCGCCGGCACGACGATCAAGCAGTACACGGGCAACGTGGCAATCGTCACCGCTCCGAGTGCTGCGCTCATCGCCAACTGGAGCCTGTGCAACGGCACGCTCACGCACAACACCAGGCAGGACGGCACCTCGACCATCGGCGTCACGGTGACGGGGGCGCTGAACGCGGGGGACATCTTCGTCGGCCTGACCTCGGGCGCGACAGGCAAGGTCGTCAACGTCGTGGCCGGGACGCTCACCTATCTGGCCGGCCCCGGCACGCTCCAGAGCGGCGAGTCGCTGTCAGTGAACAGCGCCACGCAGGCCACGACGAACTCGGTGGCCACCATGACCAAGGGCGGCCCGGGCCTGCGCCTTGCCGATGGCGCGTTCTCGTACAACTTCGTCGTGGATCAACTCACGGTGCTCGACGCCTACGACGGCATCGTGTGCCCCTCGACGGCCAACACGTTCGCGTTCGTCGGCCGCATCACGAACTACGTCGCCAGCGTGTGCCGCTGGGCCATCAACTACGACTGCGACAGCAACATCGGCGCGAACACGAACGTGGTGCTGGAAAACTGCTGGCACGTTCACAGCATGGTGCCGGCCGCACCGTTCTCCTCGGGGTTCTTCTTCAACGCCTGCGCGATGTTCCGCTGGGACTCGGTGCTGGCCGACAAGATCGAGGGGCAGTTCCTGTTCATCCAGACGAGTTCGGGCGAGATCGGCACCGTCTCTCTGGAGGCGTCGAACCTTTCTGCGGTGGCCAGCGGCGAGGCGTCGGCGGTGCAGTTCTCCGACTCCAGCCTGACGGTCGGCACGATCAAGTACGTCGGCAACACGTTTCAGTCCCTCAACACGATTACGGTCACGATCACCGGCGCGATTGCGGTGAACGACACCATCGTCGGCGGCACCTCTGCGGCGCGAGGAACGGTGGTCAGCGTGGCGGGCAACCGCGTGACGTTCACGCAGCACACACTCGACGCGAACTTCCAGAACGCCGAGAGCATCCTCGTGGGCGGGGTATCGCAGGGCACCGTCTCCGCGGCAGTCGGCAACAGCGGCTCGCTGTACCTGCTGCGCTGCACCTCCAGCACGCGCTATGCGCAGTTCAGCGCGGTGGTGGACAACATCATCACCAGCGGCATCGTGTACCGCGGCCAGAGCATCTACGACGCTGCACCGACTGCTGACAATGCATCGCCGGCATCCGGGCCGTACCTCGTCTACAACACCCAGGCCACGCTCGACCGCACCAGCACGGGCGTGGTCATCAGCGGCGCGATCCGGGTGGGCGACACGATCACCGGGGCGACCTCTGGCGCGTCGGGCGTGGTGACTGCGGTCGGCACGCTGCTCGTGCTCTACAAGCCGAACAACTTCATCCCGTGGACTGCGGGCGAGAACGTGCAGGTCGGCGGGGTCACGCAGGGCACCTCGCTCGGGCCGGCGACGTACCCGGGCTACCTGGGCGACTTCGCCACGCCGCCATCGGTGCGGCAGTGGAACGGCGTGTACCGCTGGATCGATGTGTCGGGCATCGGCGGCACGGGTGCGCGGATCGTGGGTGACCTGACGAACTCGACCATCGCCAGCCGGCTGATGGTGCAGAGCAGCGTGCTCAACGGGTCGTCGAACCTGGCGATCCTGCCCAACGGCACCTCCACGGATTCGGGCTACACGGTTTCGGCCAACAGCAACCCGACGAGTGCGAGCATCGGCCAACTGCGGATCTCGGCCGCGGCGGTGACGCTGGCCTCGACGCGCACGGGCGCAGCGGCGTTCCTGCCGCTGAACCTGCAAGTGGGCACGCTGCCGAACGTCCAGATCAGCAACACCGGCAACGTGGCGACGGGGTACGGCTCGCTCGCCACTGCGGCCACGGACGGGTTCCTCTACGTGCCGACCTGCGCCGGGACGCCAACGGGTGTGCCAACGGTCGTCACCGGGTACGCGCCCATCGTCGTGAACTCGACCAACAACAAGCTCTACTTCTACAGCGGCGGCTCCTGGCGCGACGCTGGCCCCTGATCTGAGGACGCACCACCATGTCGGCAGTCAACGTCAACGCGCTCTACCCGATCTTCACGGACATCGACGGGCAGCCGCTCGAAGATGGCTACGTCTGGATCGGTGTCACCGGTCTGGAGCCGCAGGCCAACCCGCAGACGGCCTACTGGGATGCTGCGCTCACTCTGACGGCCACGCAGCCCGTGCGCACGCGGGGCGGGTATCCGCTCAACGGCACGACCATCGGGCGGCTGTTCACCGCTGCGCCGTATTCGATCAAGGTGCAGAACAAGCGCACGAGCACGATTGCCACCGACCTGAGCGCGTCATCTGGTACGGGCGTGGGCTCGATCAGCTTCGGCTCCACGGGCCTGACGCCTGCGACGCCCACCGATGGCGATGTGGTGGTGGCGGGCACGCTGGCTGTGGCCAACGGGGGGACGGGCGTCACGACTGCCACGGGCACGGGCAGCGTGGTGCGGGCGACGAGCCCCACTGTCACCGGGCCGACTGTCTCATCGGGCAACCTCGCATTCACCGGCACCGCGCAGCGGATTACGGGGGATTTCTCGAATGCGACGTTGGCGAATCGTCTGATGTTTCAGACGAGTACAACAAACAATCAAACAGGCGTAGTCGCTGTTCCTTCCGGGACATCACAACAGGCAGTTTTTGAGGCAAACAGCGATTCGTTTGGGGGTACAAACGGAGTTATTGGTCAAATTGGCGTTATAGCTGGAGCAGAAGTTCGCATAACTTCTGGACAACGCGGCACCGGCGTATTCACGCCCATGACCTTCTTCACCGGCGGCTCCGAGCGCGTGCGGGTTGATACGTCGGGGAACGTGGGGATTGGGACGGCGAGTCCGCTACAGCGTTTCACCGCAGTCAACACCGGAATTACTGGCGGCGCACCCGCAACCTCTGGCAGCGCAGCAGACCCCAACGCGGTAGCAAGACTGCAAGCCGGAACGGTGGCGATGGACTTCGGCGTCTACGCTGCTGGGCAGATGTGGATTCAGCCGCGTGCGGCGGCAAACTACGCTACCAACTTCGACCTTGTGTTGCAACCAAACGGCGGCAACGTGGGGATTGGGACGGCGAGTCCGAGCAAGAAGCTGGATGTTTTCAACAGCGGGACTACCACGACGGACCTGATTGTTCGTAATGGCACGGTCAGTTTGTTGTCGTTCGTAGACGCTGGTGCGGGCTACACGGGAACAAGCACAAACCACCCGCTGCTGATCACGACCAACAACACCGAACGCGCCCGCATCAGCGCAGACGGCAACGTCATCCAAGGCACCGCCGCAGTCGCCACCACGGCCACGGCGGGCTTCCTGTGGATCACCTCCTGCGCCGGCATCCCGACCGGCGCGCCAACCGCCCCGTACACCAACGCAGCCGCGATGGTGTGCGACACCACCAACAACCGGCTCTACGTGCGCGTGGGCTCAACTTGGCGCTATGCCACCCTGACCTGATGAACACCGACATCCAACTCAGCCTCACCGTCGAGGAAGTCAACGCCGTGCTGCAAACGCTCGGCAACCTGCCGACCAGCAGCGGCGCGTACCCGCTGATGATGAAGATCAAGGGGCAGGCCGAGGCGGCTGTGGCGACCAATGGGCAGGCCGATGCTGCCGCGTGACAAACTCCTCCACCTCGCCCTGGGCGTCCTGGCGATCCTGTGCGCCTACGTGGCGCTGTGGATCAACTCACTGTTCGGCCTGGGCGCGTGCATGGCCTACACCACGACCTGCGTGGGCGTGCTGTACGAGTGGCAGCAGCACTATCGCGGCGAGGGTGAACCGGATCTGTTCGACGCACTCGCAACCGCTGCACCGGGCTTCGTGGCCTGGGCACTCTTGGAGCTTTTCTGATGACCGATGACGACTTCCGACGCCTGGAGGGCAAAGTGGACAAGCTGGCCGACGCTGTTGGAAAGCTCATCCTATTCGAGGAACGCCAGGCCACGCAGGGCGCACGCATCGGCGTGGTCGAGCGCGACATCGCGCTGGCCTCGCAGGCCATCGCCCGCGTCGAGCGTAAGGTGGATCAGTGGGTCAACCGAGGTGTAGGCGTCTGGGCTGTGGTGGCCGTCATCTTCGCGCTCATGCAGTTCGGGGCCAAGATCCTCGGGGGCGGCTCATGAACTTCGACACCGCGTTCGCCAAGCTCCTCGGGCACGAGGGCGACTTCAGCGATCATCCCGCCGACCCGGGCGGCAAGACGCGCTTCGGCATCACCGAGGCCGTAGCCCGCGAGGTGGGCTACCGCGGCGACATGCGCGAGTTGCCGGTGGATCTGGCCAAGCGGATCTACCTGGAGAAGTATTGGAAGCCCATCAGCGCAGACGACCTGCCCCCGGGCATCCGATACATCGTGTTCGACGGCGCGGTGAACTCCGGGCCGGGGCAGTCTGTTCGGTGGATGCAGCGGGCGCTGGGCGTCGTGGACGACGGCAAGATCGGCCCCAAGACGCTCCAGGCCGCGTATGCGCAGAACGCCGACGCGCTGCGCTGTCGCATCCTGGCCCAGCGGCTGCGGTTCATGTCGGGCCTGGCGAACTGGCCCGCGTTCTCCCGCGGCTGGGCTCGGCGCATCTGTGACCTGATGGAGGCGTGACCATGAACCCGCTTGTGCTCGCACCGCTGCTTGAGGTCGGCAAGACGCTGCTGGATCGGTTCGTGCCCGACCCCGAGGCCAAGCGTGCCGCGGAGGCCGAGTTCCTGAAGATGGCGATGGATGGGGAACTGCGCCAGACCATCGCGCAACTGGAGATCAACGCCCGCGAGGCCGCGCACCCCTCGGTATTCGTGGCCGGGTGGCGGCCGTTCTTCGGCTGGGCAGGCGGCTTCGCGTTCGTCTACGCCACGATTGCCCAGCCGCTGCTGGCGTGGTACGGCGCGTCGAAGGGCTGGCCCGCGCCCCCGGAACTGAACCTCGATCTACTGTGGGTCGTGGTCACGGGGATGCTGGGGATCGGCGGGCTCAGGACGTTCGAGAAGGCGAAGGGCGTGGCGTCGAAGTGACCAGCGCCCGGTAAGCGTCCATCGAGGTCCGCAGATCCGCACGCAGCACCTCGATCTCGGCCTTCTGCTGGGCCATGCGCTCGGTGGCGTCGCGGGCGAACATCGCCAGCGACTCTTTGGACCACGATTCGAAGTCGGTCATTTCCCCTCCCACATCAGCGCCAGCGGCCCACACGGCCCAGCCTCGTCGCGCACATCGATGCAGTATGCCCCAAGCAGGTCGCGCGAGGCGCGCTGATCGACGCGCACCGCGGTGCAACGCATGACGCCCTCGCCCTCGTGGCCCTCGCGCAGCTTGAGGTGCCGGCACGACTCGCACTTCTCGCGTCGCTTCCACCAGGCCGCCGTGGCCGGGTGAACGGTCAGGAATCGCTCGTCGATCTGCATCAGCCGAACGACGGGTTGCCGTCGCCCTCCTGATCGGCCAGATACGCCCGCAGGCGCGCGATGCGCTGCTGGTTGTAGATCACCATCGAGCGCGCGTATTCCTGGGCGCTCTGGGCTTGCAGCAGGGCACGCTTGGCAGCGTCCAGCTCGCGTGCTGCGAGTTCGTCGGGGCTCGGGCCTGCGAGCAGGCGGCGCATGAAGGTCAGCATGGGTTATTCCGATCTTTGGGGAGTTACTAGGGTTTAGGGATGCCGTGGCGGGCGAGGCGGTCTTCGATCTGCGGGTCGGTTTGCCGACCGATGCCGTGGGCTGCTTCAACGGCGCGGGCGATTGCAAGAACCGCCCTCTGCACATCGCCAACAACGGCTTCGTCTTTGAGATGGGGCCACAAACTAGGCTCGGGCGGGGCCAGCCTCAGCACACTCAGAATCTCCTCATCCGTCAGCGCCGCCGGCTCCACCGGCTCGGCCTGCTTTGCAGCATCCTCTGCCGCAATCCGCCCCTCGCGTTTGCCCATCTCAAAACCATCCCAGTAGCCGCGCCGATAATCGGACGGAGGCGTCTCGCCAGCGCGCTGTTGAGTTGTTGCATTTTCTGCAACGGCTGCCATTGGCTCGGCCTGCTGCGCCAGCGCGGCGCGGAGGGCGGTGATGGTTGCTGTGCGCCCTGACGGGTTGTCTTGCTCTAAAGCCGCAAGCGCCTGCTGGGCGGCGGTTCTCAGGTCATTCATGCTTGCACTCCCGTTCGATTTTTGCCACGGCGCACTTGTGGTGCCAGCGCCAGCACTCGGTACTGTGGGTGGTCTGCGGCTCGGCCTGCTGTGCCAGGGCGGCCAGTTTCTTCTCTGCCGTTTTGGCCCGCTCTGCCCATTCGTGGATCGCGTCAACGTGCGCTTCATGCAGGGTGCATTGCTGCACTTGGACTTCTCCATCCCACCGGCAATTGCAGGTTTGCAGCACCGGCTCGGCCCGCTGGGGTGGGGCGGTGTGGGGCGGCTTGTACTTTTCCCATGCTTCTTCTGGAGAATTTAGAAGCGTGTCGTTGTATGTTGCAACAGAGGTAAACCCTTCGAAAAACGCATCTTTCAGTGCATCTATACACGCCACCGGCTCCACCGGCTCGGCTTGCTGAGTGATGTCGTACCCGCTGCGCTGGCAGATGCCCTGCGTGTGGCAGTCGGTGTCGGATTGCTGCGGTTGCGCGCAGTTGCACAGAGGCGTCCAGTTTTGCGGGCTGCGCTTCAGATCGGCGGGCCTGTGCCTGATGATGTTGTCCTCCAGGATGTTGTGCATCCACGCCACCGGCTCCACCGGCTCGGCCTGCTGCGCCAGGGCGGTCTTGAGGGCGCGGAGGGCGTCCATGCGCTGCTGCATCGCCACAGCAGACAAGCTGTTTTCGCTCACCAACGCCTCCAGCGCCTGCTCGACCACGGCGCGGGGTAGGGTGATGGTGGTCATGCTTCCTCCACACAAAACACACGCCGGAACTCGGCGGTCTGCGCGGCCCTCGCTGCGGCACTCGATGCGGCCCTCGATGCGGCCCTCGATGCGGCACTCGATGCGGCACTCGATGCGGCCCCCGCTGCGGCACTCGATACGGCCCTCGCTGCGTCCCACGCTGCGGCCAACTCCTCATCGGTCGCCTGCCCGTTGGCGTGCCGCTCGGCTACATCCAACGCAGCGAGCGAGCGCGGGTCGGTCATCAGGTGTTGCACCTGTCGAGCGCACCAGACTGCATACAGGCGCATCTCGCGCTGGTGCCCATCAACGGCACGCAAGCACCACAGCGCGTCGTCCAAGCCGTTGCTTTCGAGAATCGTGCCGAGCGCCAGCGGCTCGTCGTCGGCCTGCGTTTTGCCGAGGTGGCGCAACAGTTTGGCCCAGCCGGCTGAGCAAGGGCCGTGCTCGCGGATTTTGTTCAGGGTTGTGTAGATCACTTGGTTTCTCCTTCCGCCGCAGCGATGGCGGCGTCGGCTTGCGTCAGTGCCTCTTCGCACTTCAACGTTTGCCAAGGGGAAGGGTGAATGAACTCGTCCGGCATATCGCCCATCGTGTCGATGATGGACGCCATGCGTTTCAACGCCTCCAGCAGCGCATCCCTCTGCCGCTCCACAGCCGCCAGCTTCAGCGCGTGGGTGGCCTGGGTCATCTGGAGCGCAGCCTGTGCGGCAGTGGCGCGTCCGATCTGATCTTCGGCAAACTGGTGAAGGCGGCGCAGTTCGGCGGCGGCTTCGTCGTTCAGATCGTTGCCGTGCCTGCTCCGAATCAGATCAGCCAGCCGCAGGGCTTCGGGTTGCGCGCTCATCCCGCCACCCCCAGCACGACAGCAGCAACCGCCGCCACGATCACCGCAGCGATCAGCCCGTCGATCAGCACGACGCGGTAGCTGTCGGGCTCAGGCGGCTCGTCCGCGAACTGGCAGGCCGCGGGGCACGGGCAGGGCAGGCGGCCTTGGTCGCAGGGGCCGGTGCAGTGGTTCATGCTCTCATCTCCATCGCGCAGCGGCGCGCGTATTCCCAGACCGAAGCAGCCTGGATGATTTCGGGCGAAGCGCGGAACTCGCGCACGGGCTCGAGCGAGGTGCCGGGCACGACCAGAAAACGGCCGAACCGGCGAGTGCCGACGTTCTCAAGCATCCCGCGCTGCACGAGGTTGTAGACGTCCTTTGCGGTGCAGTCGGCTCGCTCGGTAATGACATCCATGGGCACGGGGTCGCGGCAGATGGCGGCGATACGCTGGTGCATGTTCATGCTGCCCCCCACCACTGCACGAGATACCACGCCAGCCCAGCGCCGATTGCGCAGGCCAAGGCAACGTCGGCCCAGGTTGTGCGGCTCATCGCTTGACCTCGTATCGTTGGCGCGCGCTGTTGAACTCGTCGGCCACGCCACGCGCAGCTCGCTCGGTGAGGCAGTCGGCCACGACGCTGGCGTAATCAGCGCCGGGCACCTGGCGCACGACGAGCCAACGCTCGCCGGCCTGGCGGACCGTGTAGGGGCCGCTGGCCTGCGCGGCAGCGGTGGTATCAGACCGGATCATCGGTGGCCTCCTGGACGGTTTCCGTGGTTCCTGCGCGGATCTGCGCGGCGCGTTCCTTGGCTGCGTCGGTGGCTTCGGCGCGGCCGTCGCGGTCGAGCTGGCGGATCGCCGGTTTCAGGGCGTTGAGATCGTCAACGCTCTGCGCGTCGTCGATGCGGGACATGACGTCGGAGAACGTCAGCACCTCCTCGACCATCTCCACCGCGGCAGGCGCGTGCCGGGCCGGCTCGTCCTCGACCTCCTCAGGCGTGTAGGTGCCAACGACCACGCCGGGAAACACCGTGCGGATTCCCTCGGACACACACCGGGCGCGCAGCATATGGCGCGGGTAGGACTTCCATGTCGGGTTCTTGGTGAGGCCGGCCGCAGTGGCCATGTCCACCGTCCAGGCGACCTCGACGCTGCCGCCCTGCGGGTGGCTGAACGTGCCGACCACGCGCCGGTCGGTGTACTCGCCCCACCGGACGGAGCCGCCGGCGGTCTGGAACCGGGCCAGCATCGCGTCGGCGCGCAGCGCGGGGCGGCCGTTGATTACGTGGTAATCGCGCGCCGCGATGGCGGGGTGCAGGCCCTCGGCTTGGGCGATCAGCATGAGAGCCATCGCCTGATCGGGGGTCTTGACGCCAAACAAGCCGGACTTGGCCACTGCAAGCGCCATGCGCTCGACTTGATCGACGGGAACGAGAGCAGATGTCATACGGTACTCCGGTGGTTAGAACGAGGTCTTGGCCCGCAGCCTGCCGACGATCTCGTCGACCTCTGCGGAGAATGCGACTATCTCCCGCTCAAGCTTCGCCTGGAACTCGGGATTACCCTTGATGCGCTGGACGTACAGCTGCAGGTCGGGCGGCATACGCGGGTCGAACGAGACGAAATCCAGCCACTCGCGGCCGGTCAGCCACATCTGGCCCTGCACCTGGGCCATGTGATCCTCGGGCATGCCGTTCAGCCATGTCTCGAGGTGGTTCTGGCTGTTGTAGGGGCACTTGATCTCGACCAGGCCGAAAGCGCCGTCGGGGTCGTGGATGTCGGCCACCAGCGCGTCGGGCGATGCCCCGCAGGGCAGCGTTGGGTGCGCGATGAATCCCGTCTGCGTGACCTGGCCGAGCGTGCTGGCGATGTAGGCGTCCAGCGCCGGCTGCTCCTGCTCGCGGCCCCACCGCAGCGGTGCGGCGTCGGGGATCGTGACGGGCTGGCCGGTGAGGCGTTCGACGACGAGTTGCCAGAGGTACTTGGTGCGGTCTGCGGTCGGCAGGCCCTTGGCGGTGCGGCTCAGGACGTCGCGGAACCTCGAGGCGGTGACCTTGCCGCAGCGGGCGGCGTGCCAGTCGTCGGTGCGCTGGTCTTCGGTGAGGGTGATGGCGGTCATACTGCCCCCACCTTGGCGATGACGGCGCGCGCCCTGTCTGCCGATTCCCGCATGTGCGGCTCCATCCATTCGACAGCGTGGAAGCTGGTAACCATGCCCCAAAGCGCCTGCAGGAGCTCGTCGCGTTCGGCGCGCAACTCGCGGAA